TAGTAAAGATCTGAACCAAGATTTCTTGGCCGTTGTCCATCACTCCTGTATAGACGCTGTAATCAAAGATCTGTGGGTCAGTCATTGCCTGTCCTTTTGTCGGTACTCCGACCCTAGAACATAGATCAAGCCTTAGGCGGGATTTCCCCAAACACCTTTAAGAATGCGGCTTTAACGAAGATCACCGAGTCGGCAGCCTGCGGAGTGATTTCCACGTGGAACCAGTCGCCACCGGGGCTACCTGAAACCGTTGGTTTGGTGTACTTGCTCCATGCTTGACGATCGCAACGCCATGCGCGACCGTGCGGTGCAGGGAAATAGTCAATTACCATTTGGATGCCTAACTCGTTTGCGTTTGAGCACAACTTTTCAACAAACGGCAAAGCAGACTTGCGTGACGCTTGCGGATGACGTGCACTTCCTCGATACGACATGTCAACCGCGCGACCAGTTGCATGCACCGACAAACTGCCTGGCTTGCCTTTCATGTCGCGCTGACCGTAAGACCCGTTGTTCCAAAGCGCGCCACCAGAATGATGTATTAATTGTTTTATAAACTCGTTCATGCCGGCACGTGGGCCTGCTGCTGGGCCGTCAGCGTTACCGATGTAGTCACGTGCACCTGGCACGCCAGCCTTAGCTTTTGCTACTGCCACGACCGAACTTCATGTCTTTAGGGTTGAAATAACGCAATGCTGTTGGGCAGACCGCGCCAATTGCAGCTGCTAACAGCGCGCTTGGGTCGGTGTTGCCAGTTACTGCTAGTGCGACAACGGCGGCAAGCATTGAGCGACCGTAAGAGGCAAGCATGGCTTTGTCTTTATCCTTCAACATCTTTGGCTCCTTCTTTTGCTTTTGACTTTAATCCATTTGAAGCGACTAAGCCTGACAACGTGCCAGTCATGAACACGGTCAATGTGGATAGCAGGTCTATAAACGCGGCGTCATTAGGTGCTTGTTTGTCTATTGGCTGCGTCACAAACATCAGCGCGTAAACAAACCCGATTACGGTAAGCGCAAACACAAACGCCATAACTAGGCCAACTACCACAATTAGTCGAGCGTGCAGTTCCTCGGGTTTAAGGCGTGGTCTCATAAATTAGATCTCTTGTGCAGGTGCCAGATGGGTTGCAGATTGGTGGTTCGCATTTTGGTGCTTGCCAATTGACAGGATCTTGGCATGGGTAACGATATGACCCGTCATAACCGCAACTAGAAACCGCCCACGCGACCACAACAACTAGTAGCGCGTAACCTATAAACGGGCGCCATCGCATTACTCAACCGGTGCAGGATTTGATGGTGGTGCAACAAACATTTGGTTTATTGAATCCCACGTGTAACCAATTCCAGCAAACGCTCCGCGGTATGCACCAGAATAACTTGTTTGTAGCCATGTGCCCTCAAGACCAAGTGACGCAATATATGCCTGGCCTACTGGCTCGCTTTCTGGAAACACCAAATCACCGCAATCGCTGTTAGCAATAACAATTACTTCCGTTACAAGATCGCCGTTTATTTTTGCAAAATTAGCCATGGTCAAACCTTTGCTCGAATTGCTACAAAACCGCTTCCGCCGTTGCCGCCGTTGCCTGATGAGTTTCCACCGCCGCCGCCGCCACCACCAAAGTTGGCTGTTCCCGCTGTTCCGTTTGCTGCGTTTGCACCACCGTTGCCGGCATTAGTTCCGCCTGTGCCACCTGTGTTGCCACCGCCACCGCCACCTGAACCGTAAACCGCGCTACCGCCCGTAAATGTTGAGGTCAATCCTGCACCACCATTACCGCCAGCTGCCAAAACTCCGTTAGCACCTACTGCAGTATTTCCACCACCACCACCGCCAGAGGTTGCCGCACCAGTTCCGCCAGCCGAACCTTGTTCTGCTTGTGCAGCGCCACCTGCCGCGCTAGCCCAACCGCCACCACCTGAACCGCCGTCAGTTCCGACAGCGTTAAAGTTTGATTTTCCGCCACCGAGTGCAGCAAAAACATTTAGCGAGGATGGGTTGCCCGATGTTCCAGACGCGCTACCAACACCACCGCTGCCACCTGAACCGACTGTCACCGTGTATGTTGCTGCGGTCAAGTACACGGTCTTGCTAATTACGCCGCCGCCACCGCCGCCGCCACCGATGTTGCCCGATGCTCCTGCCCCGCCTGCAACAATTAAAACATCAAACAAACCTGCTCGAGTCACGACCACAGAACTGCTTGAGTTAAAACCAAGGTAACTGTATGTCACGCCGCCATCGGTGATGTTTGAACCACCAGTAAACGCGCCGTAGCCGATACCACCTAAGTTAAAAAAAGTAAAAGTTGACGCCGACAAACAAAGCAAATAGCCGCCCCCATATTGCGCCAAAGCAAGTGAACTAGATGTGTTAATTGTTACGCCAGCACCAGCTGTAATCGTGCAGGTGCCAGCGCCTTTGTTAGCAACTTGAATGACATCGCCGACCGTAAAAATGCTGTTGTTGACCGTGATCGTGGTTGCGCCTGCTGCGTTCATTATTGTGCGCTTGTAAACGTCTGTAACAGCCAAAACGTATGATGCGGTTTTGTCTGATATTGACAGATTTTGGATGTCGTTAAGTTGCTGTGCTTCTAACACAGCCCCAGCAACAAACGGAAATGGCGTAGTCATAGTGCTCCTATCCTAAAACATTCTCTGCGTCGAGTGTGCCATACAGCGCGTCATCCAATATCAGCTCATAGACGATGGTGGTTGGCGCGGTGCTGTAAAGGACGCTGTGGCCTGTGCTGAAATCTAGGCGATGCTCAATGCCCTCAACCGACAGCTCTTGAGCCAACTGCGTTGTGCCATTACCGCTAGGGAACGTCTTTTCCACGCTAATTGTGTCGCCAATATCCACGGTTGCCAAAGTGTCTTTTTGGGCTGTGGTGAGCATCAGGTATTTGGTTGCCACGGATGTGTAGCGCGGTTCGGGCTCTGGGTTAAGCAGATAATCGGCAGCGTCATCAATGCTTGTTTGCTCATGTAGCAGGCTGTTTGTAATGCTTGTGGTCTGAATGAAATAGGTTGCGATAGACCCTGTATCGGTTGCGGTAGCGGTCTTGCCGTCTAGCCCTGTTACGACCGCGCGGTTGATAACCGAGTCAGCCTCAAAAGAAATGCCCACTCCGTCATACTTGAAGTTGGTTCCGTCATCATGGAAGTCGGCGACAGGCGCGCTTAACGTGTTACCGATGCGCTCTTGAAATGTCAGCACTCCAGAGCGTGACATAAACAGTCGCCCAAACTCCGCGGTTTCGTTGATTTGGGTTAGGTATTGCAGCGCGTTAGTTCCTGCCGGCACGGTATAGGCGCTGGCGTGGCCTAGGTTGACGGTGCCTGTGGCAATGCTTCGAGCGCCTGCTGGGAAGTCAACTTCTGGTAGGTCTAGGACGGTTTCTATGCGTTCGCCTGATGTCTCTGGGGTTACGTTTAATTCGTCTAGGTAGGTTTGCGCGAGTAGATAAAACTGGTCAGCGCAATATACGGTAACGCTGTCCAATCCTCCAAGCGCAAAGTTGTAGTCATAATTGATAACAAAACCAGAAAAGATTGATTCGGGCACATTGGTTGAGCTGTATCGGATTAGTCGTACTTCGCGCAACGGGGCCAGCCCGGGCTTTGCTTGTGGGGTATCCCAATAAGGCGAACTCTGATCAAACGGATTAAAAATCCCTGACACGTCTTGGATGGTAAATGTCATTGTGCCGGCGCTGAACTGATCGCCCACGTCACGGCGACCGCGGCGCACGTTGATTTTGACAGTCGAGTCCATGACATTTGCAAACTCGGTCGTACCGTCTAGCACATATTCGGTGTTGTTTAGTACGCCCTTAAGCGTGTCGTCTAGGACGAACGCGTCAACCTGAAACCCTGTGGCGATCTGTAAGTCATAATTGCCAGAGTCAACGACCGATACGCCTGGCATCAGGCCACCTGTAACTGCAACGGCCCAGCGCTACGCGAATAGGCTCGCAATGCGTTAACAACGCTTTCACCTATTTCGGCGCTTGTGGCAAGACCGCCTGTGACGTTAATTGTTATTCCGCCACCTGTTTGCATGCGGTCTAACGGCACTACGGCTTCTGGGCCTGCTTCACCAATAAGGGCAAGTGTAGGGCTTGACACAATGCCACCTTCGGCCAGTCGAGGGATGTTCATGCGGCCTGGTGCAGGTGTATTGGCTGTTCTGCCAAGTTGTGGCACCGGCACGGTTGGGGCTTTTGGAATATCTGGTAACAATGGAATTGAGTTGTAAGCGCTAATAATTGCGTTTACTGCGCCAATTGCAGCGTTGACCATGCCAGCAAAAAATCCAATAACGGTGTTGACAATTAGGTTGATTCCGTCGCGGAACCACTCAAATTTGTTGTATGCGGCAACTAGACCAACAATCAGCAATGCGATGCCTGCAGCGATAAGGCTAAATGGGTTAAGTGCCATGGCAATGTTGGTGGCAACAATTGCTGCAGCGACCGCGCCGATTGCACCAGCAATAAACAGGAATGCTTTG